CAGCCGGTTTACGAGGAATGGATGGACGATGCCATTAGCCTTGGCCGCATCGTGCTATTTCCCGGTGGCTGGGATGATCCCTATGTGCGCCGCGCCATGCTGCGCTGCATCTGGACTGGTGCCAGTGCTGGCAGCCTCGACCCGGTCAAGGAAGTGACCGCAGCGGATTTGAAAGTCACCTGCGGCTTCTCCACCATCGAGCGTGAGAGCGCCGAGCTAAACGGCAGCGCCTACCGCGACAACGTCAGGCAGCAAAGCCGCGAGCAACAGGAATTTGATGAGGCCGGGCTGATCTTCCCGCCCTACCGGCCACAGCGTGGCACCTTCCCCGAACCGGCACCCGCCGAACCGGAACCGCCACCCGGCACACCCGCACCGCCTGCGCCAGCCACGCCGCCCGGTGCAAGAGTAAGAGCACGGCGCTACGGGCCAGCTAAAGGGCGGCTGACCAGCGCCACGCTCGCAACAAGCGGAGAAATTCACCGATGAAAGACTTTTACCGTTTCGTCCTTGCCGAAGCCAAGCCACCTGCCGAGCCTGCCAGCGCAGAACTGCTCATTTTTTCCACGATAGGCGATTGGGAAGATATGGGCGAAGTCAGCGCCAAGGCGTTCGCCACCGAACTGTCCAAGCTGCCCACCAGCGTGAAGCGGCTGGACATTCACATCAACTCGCCCGGTGGCTCGCTCTTTGAGGCCAGCGCCATTTACTCGCGCCTTGCCGATCACCGCGCGGAGAAGGTCGTGTTCATAGACGGGCTGGCTGCCAGCGCCGCGTCCATCATCGCAATGGTCGGCCACAAGATTTACATTCGCGCCAACGCCACCATGATGATTCACCTGCCAAGCGGCATCGTCTTGGGCAACGCCGATGATATGCGCACAATGGCAGGCGCGCTGGACACCGTCACCGAGAGCATGATCAACGTCTATGCCAAGCGCACCGGCCTTGGACGGCCCGAACTGCGCGACTTGCTGGCTGCCGAAACTTGGTTCAGCCCCGACAACGCCGTGGCCAAAGGCTTCGCCGACGAAGTGCGCGGCGTAGTCAAAGCGGCTGCGGTAGCAGGCACCAAACGCGCTGTGTTCAACGGCGTCGAATTTGACCTTTCCCGTTTTCATAACGTCCCGGCGTTCACCGCCACAACACCAACAGTAGAAAGTCAACCTATGAATCCAACACCACCAAACCCACCGGCAGGCGGTGACCCGCCAGCCAATCCACCGGCCCCACCGGCCAACCCACCGGCACCGCCGACACCACCGGCACCGCCGACACCACCGGCAAACCCGCCACCGCCCGCTAACCCACCGGCCAATCCGCCCGCTGCGGAGACTGACCTGCAACGTGGCACACGGCTTGAACGCGAGCGCGTCACGGCGCTACAGGCGCTCGACCGCCCGGCCACACACACAATTGTGCAGGCCGCAATCAAGGACGGCAAAACCGCCAGTGAAATCATGGCATCCTGCATGGAAGCCATGGACAAGGCGGCCAATCAACACGCCCGGCGCATTGACGCCCGGCAGCTTGATGGCATTCCTGCCAGCACAGGCGACGGCGATGAAAACACTTTCGGCGCGCTGCTCACTTCCAAAGTGAAGGCCCGCGCTGGCCTCCGCAACCGGCAACGCATGGGCGTTCACGGGCGCAACTAACCGCAACCCACCACCAACACCCGAAAGGAAACAATACAAATGAAATCACTCACACGCATTCGCTGGGCGCTGGCCTGCCTCATCGCCCCGCTGATTGTCGCATTCCATCGCTTGGGCAAGCCCGCTGGCTTTGAAGCCTACGGCGCTATCAAAAGTCCAGCGTTCAGTTTCTCCAACTTGATGAGTCATGACGACGAGCCCGGTTGGAAGGTTTCACGCTATCCGTTTGCTGCCGCTGGCGGCCCGGCGCTCTCCACCATGAAGCCGGGTTACCTGCTCAAGTTTGACGCCACCCGCGCCAACGTGAACCCGGCGCTGGCGGCTGACGACGCTTTACTGGAAGCGGTCTTGATCGACCTGCCTACTGACGCTGCCAACCCGACTGACGTTACAGTTGGCGTGGCGTTCAATGGCTCGTTCGACAAGAATCAAATCAAGTATGCGGACGGCACAACGCCCCTCAGTGCGGCGGCGGTGGCGCGGTTGCGCGACATGGAAATCTTCCTCGACCCGGCTGTGCCCACCGGGCCAACCTCACCCTAACAGCAGCCAACCCCACACACACAAGAAAGGCAAAACCCAACAATGAACATTGACCCAACTTATGAACCGAGGACGCTGATTGAGCCCTTCTTGGAAGGGCCGGTAGTCCAATCATTCCTACGCGACACGTTTTTCACGGGCCGCGAATACCCGCCAACCGCGATGATCGAATTCGACTTCCGGCGTGGCAGGCGCAAGATGGCACCCTTTGTGGCCCCGCTGGTAGGCGGCAAGGTCATGGAGCGCCAAGGCTACGAGACGCGCTTTTTCCGCGCGCCTCGCATTGCACCCGCACGTGCGCTGCGCACGCCTGACCTTGAGGCCCGGCTGCCCGGCGAAAACATCTACAGTGGCCGGACGCAAGCCGACCGGGCCGCTGACTTGCTGGCCGAGGATTCGGTGTTCCTCGACGAATCAATCACCCGGCGCGAGGAATGGATGTGCCGCCAAGTGCTGGTCAACGGTGGCATCACCGTGACCGCCGAAAACGGCTACCAAATGGTGATTGACTACACGCAATCAGCCGCCAACCCGGCTGGCCTGCAAACGGTCAATCACGACATTCCCGCCGTGAAGTGGGACGTGGCAAGCGGCAGCGACCCACTGGCCGACCTTGAGGCATCCCGCCTCAACACCATCAAGGCCAGCGGCGTCGCGCCCAACGTAGTGCTCATGGGTGCCAACGCGGCCAAGGTGTTTATCCGCAACCCGCAGGTGGCCGCCCTGTTGGACAAAATGCGTTACAACATCGCCTTGGTTGAGCCAATCATCCAAAACGACGCGGTCATCCGCATAGGCAGGGTGCCCGGCATGGAGATTTACGAGTATGTTGAGTATTTCGAGGATGACGCCGGGAACCTGTTCCCGATGATTCCGGACAACTTCGTGATGCTGCTCAACGTCAACGTGCCCAACAAGATCGTGTATGGCGCGTTCACGCAGTTGGAGAACGCCAAGACAAAAACGTTTGTCACCTACCAAACGGCCCGCATTCCGCTCGTCTATGGCGACGAGGAAGATGGGCAGTTGTGGTATCGGCTGACTGCCTGCCCGTTGCCAATGCCCTATGACATCATGGGCTTCCGCATCATCGAGGCGCTGGCGCTCACCTATCCGGCCATGGGGCCGGGCGGCGGTGGCAAGGAAGGTGAGGAAGTGCAGCCGTATTTCGAGGCTGACCAAGGCGCACCCGGTAAAGGCCCGAAGGGTGACAACCCGGACGGCTACGATGAACTGACTGTGGCCGAGTTGAAGGGTGAGGCCGAGTCGCGCAACATCGAAGTGCCGCACGGTGCCAAAAAGCAGGACATCATCGACCTGCTCAGGGCGGCTGACCAAAGCGGCGGCAACGGCAAATAACACCCCGATGAGCCTACGTGACCAGTTTGCGGCGGACATTAGTGACGTGTTCACTAATACCGACGAGTTCGCCACCACGCGCGAGTTCCGCATCGCAGACGGTCAAGGCGGCTTCAAGGTGTTCACGGCCCCGGTGGTATGGGATGAGGAAATGGCCAAAACCCACACGATAACGAAAATCCACGGTATCTACATGGGCGAGGTGATTTGCTTCATCAAACACGAATATCTGCCACATGCACCTGTGGCGGGCGAGCTCATCTACTCGCCCGCCAACAAGCCGTGGGAAGTGCTCGACGTGACCGACGAGGAAGACTGCTACAAACTGGCGCTTTCCTCGACGCGCTCACAGCCGGGCTATTATGGGAACAACTAACTCATGGCCATTCAAGTCAGCATAGACAGTAGCCAGTTGCGCCGTCTTGGTCGCACAGTCACGGGCATCAAGAACGGTGTGCCAAGGGTGCTGGCACCGGCCATTAACCGCACGCTGGACAGAGGCCGCACGGTGGTAAGGCAGGAAATCCGGCAAATCTATTTGATCAAGCAGAAGGACATTCCAGTGGCGGTGCGCGGCGCGACCGTGGCCAAGTTGAGCGGCGCTGTGGTGTTACGCCAAGGCATGTTGACCCTCAACAAGTTCAAGGTGCGGCCAAGCGGCGTTCAACGCGCCAAGCGCAAGCGGCCAGTGTTTGCGCAAGTCAAGCGTGGCCGCGGTGGCATCATGCGTGGTGCTTTTGTCCCGGCTGGCGTGGGCTACGTGGGGCCATTCATCCGGGCCAAGGGCGCGGGCCGCTTGCCCATGCACAAACTTTTGACCATTGGCGCACCTATCATGGCCAGCCAACCCACGGTGTGGCCTGTAGTGCAGAAGGAAATGGGCGACACGCTGGCAAAGCGCATCGACCACGAAATGACACGAATACTCAACCGAGGAAAATAACAATGCTCACGATCAGCTATTGGATTTTGCTGTTGCTGTTACTCATCGGCCTGTTTGCGCCGCCCACTTGGACTTACTGGCCGCGCGCCTACGCGGTTATCATTCTCATTTTGTTCATCATCATCGGTCTCAAATCACTCAAACCCACTTTGTAAGCCTATGGCAGTCCCTGAACCCGTTACTCCACTTGCCAGCGACCTTGGCCGTCGCGCACCCTCGGTTTATGACTTGGAAGTGACGCTGGTGAAGTTCATAAGCAACCTGTTTGACAGCTACCGGCTGGACAACCCGACGCTCAACTTGGCGCAGGCCAGTGCCCCGGCGCACCCAATCGTGTTGCCGCCCCAAAATCCTGACCAGCCGCCGGTGTCCTTTAACCCGGAAGCGCGGGCTCAAACGCTGGCGCTCAAGGTGGCACCGCGCGTTGTGCGTGGCCGCGTCCCGCGCACCGTCACAGGCGAAATAGCCGTGGACAAGCTGCCGGACGTGCCCGCGATCCTTGTGCAGGTGGTGCAGGCCAAGGTGGAAAGAAACCCCGATAAGCCGGACAACACTGAGACGCTCGTGACCTGCCGCATACTGCTCAACGCCTACGACGAAAACCCCGATAGCAGCGGTTACCAAGACGTTCTCAACATGGCCGAAATGCTCACAATCGCGCTGACCAGTTTCGGCCAGCAAGGCATTGATCAGGTTTATCCAATTGTGCTGCCTATCGAGTGGAAGTTGCTTGAAGCCGACACCTACCCGCACTACATAGCGGACATGACCACCTATTGGGAATTGCCAAGTGGACGCCCGATGCCTGACAGCGACGTGTTCAGCGTCGTGCCCACCGAACACCCGGAGTTCCGCTTGGACGAACAAGACCCCGTTATCCCCTCGGAGCAACCTTAGCCATGAACACCGAAGCACAACCCATCCAAGGCCAAGTGATGTATCTCGGGCCAATGATTCGCGAGGCCGGGCTTTACTACAGCAAGACATGGCGCGACGGCATCAATGATCCGACCGTGTATGACGCCATTGAACGCTGCCCGGCCATAGCGAGCCTGATCGTGCCGGTGGCGCGCATTGGCGCGGTGCTTCGCGAACTCAAGTTTGACTACGCCCACAACATGAAAGGCACCGCCGGGCGTTACCCAACATTTTACCGCTCAGTCCAGCAATGGCTGGCGAAACCCAAAGAAAACAAACCCATGCCTGCGGGCATCACACTGAAAGAATCCTATGCCTAATCTCGGCCCTTTTCCACATGGCGTCAGCTGGGCTGACGTTCCCACAAGCGTAATCGCACCCGTCCAAGCAGACGTCGGCGTCAACGTTGTTTTCGGCGCTGCGCCGCTACACTTGACCCCAAACGGGAAAGCCTACATCAACGTGCCGCGCATCTACAACCGCTATGAGGACGCGGTTGCCGAGCTTGGCTACAGCACCAATTGGAACACATACGACCTATGCGAGCACATGGACGCCGTTTTCGTTGAGTTTGGTGTTTTCCCGGTCATCTACATTGCGGTCAACGACCCTTCCGTTGGCGCAACGGCATTTGCTGCCGCACCATTCACGCTGGTAGGCGGTCAGGTGGACACGGAACAGGAATTGATCATGTGGCCGGGGCAAGTGATCGTCAAAGACGGTGCAGGACTGGTCACCTACGTTGAAGGAACTGACTACCTGCTTTCACTGAGCGCCGACAACACCGCCGTTATCACCCGTATAGCAGGCGGCGCAATCGCGACCGACACGGCGCAGATTGAAGTGAGCGGCATGAAACCGAGCGCCACGCCTATCACAGCCACCGACATCATCGGCGGCATAGATTCGGTGACCGGCAAGCGCACCGGGCTTGAGGTTATTGAAGACGTGTTCCAAACGACCAGCTACGTGCCCGGCATCATCATTTGCCCCAAGTTTTCCAACGACCCTGTAGTGGCCGCTGCGATGGAAGCCAAGGTCGAGAACATCAACGGCTGTTTCGCGGCCACCTGCCTCATTGACGTGGACACGGCGACCGTCAAGAAAGCGCAGGACGTGAACGCTTGGAAGAACACGAACAACATCACTTTCGCCCGGCAGCAATGCCTGTTTGGCAAACCGGCGCTGGTAGGCGTGACATTGACAAAGGTATTCAATTTCGCCAGCCAGCAAGGGCCGCTCATGCAATGGACTGACGCTTATCGCGGCGACGGCTTACCTTACAACTCGCCCTCAAACAAGCCCTTGCGGATGAACGCGCTGCAACTGGCAGACGGCACCGAGCTCGCCATGCACCTGTTTGATGCCAACATGCTCAATAGTCAGGGCGTTGTGACCGCGCTGAACTGGATTGGCGGTTGGCGCAGTTGGGGCAACAGGACAGCGGCGTTTCCCGCCGACACGGACGTGAAAGATATGTTCATCCCGGTGCGCCGAATGTTCGACTACATCGGCAACACCATTGTGCTGACCATCTGGCAAAAGGTGGACGAGCCGGGCAACCGGCGGCTGATCGACGCCATCGTGAACAGCTTGCAATTGTGGCTGGACGGCTTGAGCAACACCGAAGCCCTGCTAGGCGCGCGCATCGAGTTCCGGCAGGACGAAAACCCAACAACCGAACTGCTCAACGGCCATTATGTTTTTCACGTTTACATCGCAGTGCCTACGCCAGCCGAGTGGCTTGATTTCCGAATCGAGTATTGGCTGCCGTATGTGCAGAATTTGTTTGTCGATCAAACAGCAGCGGCAGCGTAACCCACCAACCCACCCATTAGGAGGCTCACATGCTTATTCCAAATCACGTAGCGAATTACTCAATCTTCCTCGCAGGCAAGCGGCTCATTGGCCTCGCGGACGTCACCCTGCCGCACTTGGAAAACCTCACTGACCCGCTCAAGGGCAGCGGCATCTTCGGCGAGATCGACGTGCCAATCCAAGCGCATTTCAAGGCGCTTTCAGTGACGCTCAAGTGGCTGACCATCGTGGACTCGGCCATCTTCGCCACCATTCAGGACGGCGCGCAACTGGACGCTTGGGCCGCGAATCAGATGCACGACAGCGGCACCAACAAGATCGTGCATCAAGGCTGGCGCTTCATCATGGGCACGCTGCCCAAGGGCTTCAATTTGGGCAAACTGGAAGTTGGCACCAAAGGCGAAGGCGAGAGCGAATACGAGCTTGTCAATCTACGGGTGCTGCGCGACGATCAGATCATGTTTGAGGTGGACAAGGAAAACGCTGTGTGCCGCTGGTGGAACGGCATCACGCTGGTGGACAACGCTGCGCAGATTCGTCAGCAAATCGGCCTGTGAGCGCCCCATGCGTAAGTGCCTCAAAATCAGGCATCGCCTCAATGAGGTTGAATTCAACTTAGTTGGGCGGCACGAGAATGCCCCACAACGCACTTTGCTGTCCCGGCTGACCCTTTCCCGCTCGTCCAACCCTCGGTCACCGGGAC